AGAGGATTGCCATCCAACGAATGGATAGTTGACCAGAAGTCGTAATACCCTCTGCCATTCTAATATCAAAGTAACGGAAGTACTGATTGCCCATCGCACCATAAGCAGAGTTAAGAGCAATCTTCATAGCCATCTGCAGGTTGTTAAGACGAGAGATATCTTTTAGCAGGTGAACCTTTGTCTTATCGTTTTGGTATTCCTGTTCAATCCTTAACATCTGTTTCTTAAACTTTGAACGATTGATATACATCTCTTCCATCAACTCAGGCATGAACCCTTTAATGTCTTTACGATATGTCCAACCATTTGCAGTCATAGCAAGGTCTCTGCGTTTGAGATAGTCTGTGTCAATCTCTTTGTTGAGTAACTTGTCAACAGTGACTGATAACTTCTCGCTCGTCAGAGTTTCTGGACTAATGTTATACTGCATAATCAAGTGAGGATACAGACTGTTCAAGTCAAAGGAAACAACCCACTTGTGCATACCAACCATTGGATCTTTAACATAAGCACCTTCGAACTGGGAATCTTTTCCAGAGTAAGTCTTAGCTGGAATGACAATACCTTTCTTACGCAGGTGATTGTAAATGATAGTGTCCCACATACGAACCTGAGAGTAAACATCTTCAGGATTAATCTTCGCATTGTATGCCATGGTTAGGTGCAACTCAAGTAGACGCATTTTGTCTTCGAGTTTGTCAACTAACTCCACATCGTGAATGTTATATTCAACAAAGTCTTTCCAATAGTTTGTATAGAAATCTTTGAAGTCGTTTCCTGGATTCTCTTTCTTTGCATCATCAAGTTCTTCACCAGCAATGTAATCCAAACGATATGACTCTTGCTTTGTATATGTATATTTCTTGTAAAGTTCAAGATAGTCTAGCTGAGAGATACCCATGATGTCATAGTGAATCTGTTCATTACCTTTAATGAAAGTCTTTCGTTGATTGACATAACCCCATGGACTAATCTTGTTGGCAAATGTATCACCCAACTCTCGCTGAATGCGATGAATCAAGTAAACATTATCAAAGAAGTCTGTGTTCCAACCAGTGATGACATCTGGATAATTACCCTGCCACCAAATCATAAACTCTTTGAGCATGTGTTGTTCGTCACGACAATTGACCATCGTAACATCAGAACGAGGAGACTTATACTCACCATACTTTGTTTGAGCAAAGGTAACAACCTTCTTTGATTGAAGATCCTTGATAGTGATTAGAAGAACTTCTTCGTTGGCAGACTTGATATCTGGGAATCCATTCTCAGTTTCAGTCTCAATGTCAATTGTGAATACTTTAATCTGTTCCATATCCCAGTTGACATCGTCTTCGTAAGTGTCACTGATATATTGATATGCGTAGTTGGTGTTACCGTAAACTGGGAATCCTTCAACACCTTCGTATCGTTTTAGGAAGTCACGAGTCTCACGGATACCTCCAGGTTTTATTTCATCAACGAATGTATCTTCAAGAGTCTTCCATTTTGATGGAACCTTAGAAGTGACAAAAAGCGTAGGATAGAAATCTACCTTACGCTGATATGCCCTGCCGTTTTGATATCCCCTAACGAGGATCTTGTCGCCCACTGGGTGGACGCTGGTATAAAATTCCATTAAACTTGTTTTCCATACATTAGTTGCATTGCATCAAGTGCACAGTCGTGGACAGGATGATGTTTGATAACTTCGTGTCGTTTGAACAGAGGATGATCCACTTCTACATAGCCATTCGTGGTTCCAAACATAATGTCAACTGCAGTTCTCACATCTCTCCATACATTATACCCTGTAATCTCTTGCAAGTCAAATTTAACAGCAAGCGAATCAATAGCCATCTGGTCTAATGAACCTCGTGCCCACATAGTTTGTTTATCCGCATTTGGGAATTGCTTCATATAATCATAGAACTTTTGCATTCCATTTTCAACAGTCATGTCTTCACGGGATGGATCAAGAGAAGTCTTACGAACATATTCGTGTTGACCTTTCCACCACTCAAGTGTAGATTTAGATGCAGTACGACCAACACCCATCTGTTCTTTCACATCGAACTTTACAAAGCATGCATTGTCCAACAAGTCTTGATAGGTTGGTCGTTTTTCTGGATCAAAGTGAACCATAGCTGCAGAAAGAACCACACAATTGGATTCTACTCCCAGCGTTTCTACATCGAACATAAACATTAGAGTACTCTTCCTTCACCTTCTTTGGTGAAGAATGATTTGATCTTTTGCTCTTTAGTCCATTCAGCAGTATAATCATTATCAATATCACAAAGAGTAATTGCTTCTTCTTCAGTAAGAACACGATGTGATGTAATCACTTCTGGAAGTGCCAATTGAGAAAACTCTTTTGCGTCTTCACAAGTAACATCATCCATTGCCCACTCTGGATTAGTTGCTGGTGCTTCCACCATATATCGCATACGATATGATTGAATGGCTTCGACCAAAACCCATACCGAACCTTCTTTTAATTTACTCATCATTATCACCTTTCATTGCCAGTGCTTTGTTTAAAGATTTCTGCGCATGACGCAGACCAAATTCCATCTCATTCTTTTGTTGTCTTACCTTTTCTAACTCACGAGAAATTTTCAGATAAGTGTCATACAAATCGTTGGTACTTTTCTGAAGTGCCTCAATATATGTAGCTACTTTATGAATAGTTACCCATGTACCATCAGCCAGTTTTGTATGACCATCACGAACACGAAAGTCATCAGTCCATCTTTCATTTAGTTTGTAACTTGGCATTGGTTCAAACAGAAACAATTCCTGTTCTCCTAATTTCTTTAGGAGTGGATTGAATTGGTTGTCAATAGATTCTTTACCGTAAAACATTATTCATTCTCCTCATACTCATATTCTTCAGTACGACCAGACATTTCTGCATGGATATCGCAAAGAGTTGTATGCCAACCATCAGTATATGTCTTACCTTCAGCACCGCATGATTCGCATGTACGATAACTCATAGACTCTGCGAAAGAAATAAAGTTGTAGTGTTTATCAGTTGCAGCTTGAACATAGAATCGAAGTCCACCGAACTTCTCTTTAACCTGAGAAGCAACTGGAACCTTCAACGCTTCTTCATCCATGAGTTGTTTGCGGAGATCGATCTCACCCTGTGTGATAATATCACCAGAAGCATTACCATACATCTTCTCGCCAACTCTATCTTTGATAAAGTCATAACGACTCTTGGTTCCAAGGTATTCACTACACAATTTACCGCAAAGAATATCGATGATGTTATACCAACCATCACCACATTCGAATCCCCAACACATAGCAGTTTCTTGCATGTTCTTATTACGATCTCGAAAGATCAGAGGATATCTTGCACAGAGTGCTTCGTCTAATTCTCGCTTCATGATAATTCTCTATCCATTTGTAACTGCCAGTGTTTGTATAATTCTTCATATGCTCGAAGAACTTCGTCAGGTATCTTATTACCTTTCTTTATTTCTTCTTCAATGGCACGACCTAGTGTTCGAGCCAATCTAATTTCTTCAAAGTCTAACATAATTAATCTCCATACCAAGTCCTATGTGCTTCGGCAATATGTTCCATGCCATCGTATTCGCTGATGTGCCAATCAACACCATCTGGAATTTCTACAATTGATAGTTCTGATGCCCAACCCCATGAATCCTTACCCATCTCTTCAATCACAGCAATCAAATCTGGATCATTGCGTTGTTCATAGAACTCATACTCACTTATGTATGTAGCGTCAGATTGTTCACTACCTGCTTTGTAATAGTCTGAGTCGTTTCCACGAATTGGAAACTTGGCTGGCACTTTATCGAATGCAATACCCTTACGATCCAGCAACTTCTCAAACGCTTCATTTGAGATACCGAATCCACCAAAACATCTATTAATTGCTACTTTCATTTTATTACCTTTGATTTATCTGCAACATCTTTATCATCACGCAGTTCAATGAACACTGGAAGGAACAAAGATTCTTCTCCACTTTTGTTCTTGATCCTAGCATTATACTTCACTGCCACGATTTTGTCAACTAAATTTTCTTTCCAATATTGCTTTCGTTGTGCATCATTGAAACCAGATCCAACATTTACCTTTACAATTCCATCTGCGGATTCACAGATAATTGCACCAAGCATACCTACTGCTTTGCCTTTACCTTCTTCGACTGCAACAATCTTAAGATCGCATTCCAATTCACCTTTGAATTTAATCTGAGTCTTGCTTCGTTTGTCTTCCCATTCACCACTACCATCTTTAAGGATGATACCTTCGTATCCATCTGCAAGATAACCTTGGAAAATGTCTTGTGCTTCTT